GTTTCCCAGTCACGATCATGTGCGGCCACCATCGTCAGAATACTTCATCATGATTTTAGGGTTACTACCTTGCCCCGTTTGCAGTCCCACGCCAGTCTCCATGTCTAATTCAAACCTAGCATGGGTGATGCGTTTCTTTTCTTGTGCATAGTGGGGTGATGTGCGAATGCGGACAATAGGGTCTGTGTTATCTAAGTAGTAATCTAGCTTTTGGTTGTAGATATTGCCTGAAACCCTATCACCTACAAGGTGTTTTTGCTTAAAGAATACATGACACGAACCTAAGTGCTGTTCTTCTTCTGCTGTGTTTGGGTTTCTATGCATACGTTCATGCCACATATTCATAGAGACATCATAAACCAAAGTGGTTTTAAGACCCTTTACTTGCAGAACGAAGAAAGCGTGACCACGCTCATGATACACCCATGAATACGACTCATTTACGTTAGTGCCTTCCGCTATTTTTCTTTCAATAGCTTGTGTTGATACCCTTTGCGCGCTGTAACCATTAGAGCGCCAGACAATAGCGTCCCCGTTTTCATCAGTACCCAACCAAAACACACGATTATCTATTTCTTGTATTGTTTGCTGTGATGCACACCCTGTTTCTACAATAGCGCCGCGAATACGTTGAAATGGGAATGGTGATGCGCCAGTATTCTGGAACACTTCTGTTGATTTTGTTCCGAATAACCAAAGATTGGAACTATCAGAGCGTATACCTACTAAATCATCAGGCGAGCTCTCTACTGTGGTGTTGTCTAAAGCATCCCAGATTAAACCGTTATTAATCGCACTAATCCAAAACTTAGAAGAATCCTTCTCTGTAACAATAAAATATCCATCTTGGAAAGTAAGGTCACTTGGTACTGGGAAATCAACATCGGTAATTTTAGTAAATGTATCTGTGGTTTTATTGAAAATATAACCAAACGACCCGTCAGTAATCATAACTTGCGTGGGGTTTTCTTCTAAATCAACACGCGCTACGTTTGTGTCTAGTGTGCCATGTAACGTAAATGTCCCGTCATTAGCGATTTCATAAAACTCATTCCCTGAAACAAAAAAGGCTCGGTTTGAGCTTTCAATTCCACCACGGATCCCACCGCCACCTATAGTAGTAAATAGCTCTAGTCCTGCCGTTGAGCGCAATGCCGCTACTGACTTACTTGTCCCAACCTCTGAGGCAATAGGATATAGATTGACGCACCTCTGGCTATCAAAGGTACGCGCCTCCATTTCATACGATGCTCCGACAAATGGTATAATCACGTGTAATTACCCTCATATATATTATATCTATTAAGATTACCCCGCGATGGGACATCAACAACAGAGCGATAAAATTGATTTTGTTTATTTTGAACCATAACAGTCGTTTTAGTTTGGTTTGCAATCTGCTTTACAGTAGGCGCAGCCTCGCGCTCATATTCAGGGGCTAATCTAACCGCTAAGTTGTACGTTAGTGCGTCTACATACTCCAACGGCATAGACAAATCACTATCCAAAGATACAAACTGCGTTAACGGCTTAACACTTGTAAAGGTAATCGTTCCGCCAGAAGGTTTTGTGTAAAGGTATATCTTTGCGGTCGGGTAATTAGCATCGTAATAAAAACAATCAGGATAGCCTGTTGTAATATCTTTATAGGCAATACTATTGTATTCAGTGCTATCAATTTCAATCAACGGATAGTCTATATCCCCAACAGTCACAAACACATTTAAGAACTTTAGTGGTCGAGCTGTATCAAAGTCAGCACCACTACCTATTGTGTATATACCCGCGCTTGTTAAAGGGAATGTCTCGCGTGTTTCTGCGAATACTAATTGACCCTCAGCAGACCAGCTAGACATCATGGAATTTAACGCTAAAAAAGCATCGTTCGCCTCATCAGCATCAAGGGATTGACCCTTACCCAAAACATGTATCTTGCGTAGTGCAGATTTAATTATATCCCTAGCTGTGGTCATTTTATTTTTTCGCTTTCTTTGTAGCTTTCTTTGGTTTCACATCTACCTTAACTTTCACAACCTCCCAGCCTGCTTCAATTAATGCATCAGTGAATTTTTCATGTGTCTCTTTTACAACACCATCTTTTTTAAATTTTATATTCATTTTCTTTTCCTTATTAATTTAAGAGAATACACCCCTCGTAAAAGGGATGTACTCGATAAATTAAGCAGTAATACGTGTTGACCACTCTGGACGAACCTCATCAAAGCCATACAGAACATCGTAACGTGTTGTTACTTTGCGTGTATCTCCGTTGAAGTAACGAACAATATTAACAGTAATACCATCAACAGTTTCCGTAGCCACAAGGTCTTCGCCCTTTGGTGTGTAAAGTGGCACAGTGACCATTTTAAACGCCGATTTATGTAGAGCTAGGTTTTGTGTGTAACCAGTAGAGGCCGCACCAACAAACACAAGAGCCGCATCATCCGCAGGCAACGCAGTTACGTTCTGCAAGCCATCACTAGCCGCATAAATAGCGGGGCTAATAACAATTGAGGTTGTTGTAGCAGAAACAACGGTAAACTGCTGTAACACGCCGAGGTCATTTTTAGTTTGAGCGTGAACTTTATTTACACCCTCTAAAGTAAACACAGAGCCAACAGTAGCCGCCGCACTGAAACCATCAACAGTGAGTGTGCTTGTACCCTCTGTCATTGTTCCATTAATAGCGCCACCTGTTACATCAGAGCCATTTGTATGCACTGGTAACATTTGGTTTTCATACCAATCAAAACCATCAGCATGCATAATAACGCCATCTTTATACTGCTTGCCAATCGCCGCACTTGGGTTTTGATATGCCTTACGCGCATCAATAGCCTTAGCACCAGAACGGCTATTCATAAATAAACCACGGTCACCAAGAGGTGCAAGTGACTCATCAAGAGCTACTTTACCATCAAGAATATCTGCGGTTGTGAATGTGTTTGAGCCAGCAGTACCAACAGATTGATATGTTTTTTGCATCGCAAGCTCAAGGCAACGTGATTCAATATCATGTGCAATAGCAAGAGCAGAAGATAGACCAAAACGTTTAAGCGCGTTTGCTACATCAACATCAGTTGCTAATTCTAAAGAATCAAACTGGTCTGCAGTTGTGGCTGTCTTATTAAGGATAAGAGGTTTTTTACCCTCTACTACATCCTTACCCAAAGAAGTGACATCCAAGTTATCGCGCTGTACCGCTTTGATAGCAGGGATTGAGGTATAAACCGTATCATCTGCCTTAAAGCCATTCTTTCCGTCAAATTCAGAAGGGTCTGCTTTTTCAACAAAACCACAAAATTTAAGATTGTCGCTTACATGTTGTGCAAAACCCTTACAAAAGAGGCCTGGGCCGTCCTTGACTGTATTAACTTTATTAGTCATTTACTTTTCCTTATTTTAATCCAAGCTGTTTCAAAACATCCCCGTTAGGGTCTATTCCTCGCCTGGGTGAGCCCTTACCTTTTGTTTTAATAGGCTTGGGCGCTGGTTTCGTTTCTTTCTTTTTTGGAGCATCAAGCGTCTGTTGAATTTTATATACTTCAATCGCCGCATCAATAGGATTCATACCCGCAATTTCTTGCAGTTTATCCAATCGCGCGCCGTTATCCGCACCAAAATAATCAATAAGCTGCGCAGTATTACCCTTGTACGCTTGTTGTACAAAAGCGGCCTCAACATCTTTAGGAACATTAGCCACCGCCAAATAATCTGAAAACTCTTTTTTTGAACTTTCATAATTTGGGTTAACAGATAAATATTCCTTTTCATGCATCATCGCTAAACTAGTACGCTCTTGCGCTAGTTTTTGCTGCTGTTGCATTTGTTGTGCCTTAACAAACTCATCTTGCTTATGTGCTAAGCGCCTTTCAACCTCATAATCTAAGCGCGCCTTATCATACTCTTCGTGCGTGTCAAAATCATCAGGGCTTGGGGGCTTAACATCAGCTTGTGCTTGTTGTTGCGCTTGCCTTAATTGCTCTAGCTCCTGCCGCTCACGTTCATACGCTTTTTGCAAATCGCGATACGCTGCGGTTTTACGGTCGATAGCTTTCTGCTGCCCTTTGGTTTCCCGTTGCAACTTTTCCAGCTTTTCTTCCGTGGTCATTTCGGGCTCTTGATTACCTTCATCCTCAGATTGCGCGTCATTTTGACTATCTACAGTATCATCGGGTGTGTCAGCAACGTCTACCGTTTCGACCGCTTGGTCTTGGGTGTTTTCAGTTGTCTCTGGTTCTGCGACTGTTACGTCTTCTGTCATGTATCGTCTCCTAATAGACTTTCATCAGATTCAAGAGGCTCTGAAGTTACCTCAAAACCCTCATTGCCCAAGACTATATCGTCTTGTGCATCAAGGATAATTTCTACCGCCTCTCCAATATCTTGGACTTGGGCGGCCAATCCTGTAATGGCGTTGCCTAAAGCAGATACCGCATCAATATTAAACCCTTTAGTCTCAGCGCGCATTTTCTCAATCTCTGCCGCTGTCTTTTGTGCATTAACAATTGCTTTTTGTGCATCAAGCTTAATCTTTTCAGATTCCTGCTCTAGCTCTTTAAGTTTTACGTTTTGCTCAAATTCAGTATTCTTCTGCTTATCTTGTAAAGCCGCGTCATACATCTCTAGTTTGTTTTGTAAATCTTGAACAACCGCAGCCGCTTCTTTTAACCTTGCCGCTTGCGGGTCATTAGATAGCATCTCAGGCGACATCGTGGCTCTAATACGCTCAGCAATCTCTTTACCTTTAGGTAAGTCTAACGCCTCAAATAATAAATCACCTGTAATATCAGCTAAATCAGGTCTGGCACGTATAAGCTCAATTAACTTATCCGCCATCTCTTGGCGCTTAGAACTATAGGACGCACCCACATCAGTGACTACATCGTACTTACCAACACGCATATCAAATATACCATCAGCACCGCCTTGACGCGCAGGAACTTTCTCGCCATCGCGTTCTTGGTATGGTTGGTTTATGGGCACGTTTTGTTCTATACCGTCCGCGCCTAAAATGCGGCTTATCATCGGTTCGGTGTATAGGTTGCGTATCATATCAATAATAATACGACCAACTTGCGTAATAGAAACCGCCAAGTTATCCATAAAGTGGAAGTTAGCGTTATCGCCTTCAATTTGCTTATTACGCAGCGCAACACCAGAAACAGCATTCCCTGACATACCCATGTTCGCGTCAGGCATACCGATAGAAAGGCGTATATCATCCCTAGCACCAATAGCCTCTTGCATCATAGCAGGGCTACCCTGAATAGGCGCAGAACGCTGTGGCGGCTCTACACGCTGGTCGCTCTTGTCATGTACAATATCATACTCAAGCGTAGAGAAGTTATCACGGTTCGCGTTAGCCCATCTATCAGAATAAGATTTAAACGACCCCACAGGCGCTATCCACGGTGTACGTGGTTGTAAAGCAATAAAGTGGGTACTTGCACTCTTCCAGTAGTTATACATGCGCTGAGCGTCTTTAGCTTGGCGTATTAATGAGTGGAACTCGCGCCTATCATCAATATAAACCTCATTACCAATAACTGGCACAATCGGGATATACTGGCTAGGAAATTCAGTTTCCTCCAAAGGATCTTCTTCACCGCTATACACACAATGCTTAATGATACATTCTTTAGTATTACGCTCATTCAACAATTCGTAAAAAATAGGCGTTTCAGAAGCCTCATTGTTTTCATCAATTGCGTCTAATTGTTCTTGGGTAATAACCCGTGTTTGACCATCAACTAATCTAATTTGGTATATTTTGTAATCATTATAGTCTTTATAGTAATGCTCAACAACTGAAACCATATCGCCCTTAGTAGACGCATCATCAAAACTCACAGGGTCTCTATCGGGGTACATTTCCTCAAATTGCTCTTTTGAGTAATCTACACGGATAAATGCAAATTCAGCATCACGCCCGTCTAGCTCAGTACTAGCAGGGTCTAAATAAACACTCGTGAAATCCATCACGCGTTCTATTTTAATCTCTTGATTGAAGCTCTCATAATCAACATAGTCATGTGATAGGCGTATCCAACCAAAACCAGATCCAATAGCGTTCTTTGCAGCGGTGGAGTAAACCATACTCGCACCAGAAGTACGCTCAATATTACGGATTAAACCTTGCAGAACTTCCGCTGTCTCAATATCCGCACCATCATCAACAGGGCTAACACGAATAGCCATGTTTGCTTGGCGAATATCATTCACAACTTGATTAGCATAAGGTAGGAGTTGGTTTAAAACCAAACACGGCATACCTTGCTTTTCACGACGAGCGCGTGCCTTTGGATCCCACTGGTCAAGACCATGCAAGAAATCCCAATCATCTAGGCAATCTTGGTAAACATCACTAAACGCGTCTTGGCATTCAGACCATCGTTTTTTAACATCTTGATAATCACAGGACACAGACAGAACTCCTTAAGGTATATGGATTATATTCGTATAATTTGCGCATTGTCAATAGTTACCCCATCCACCCAACGCTAGGTGGTAAGTAATCATCAATAATTGGCGGAGCATCATCCCCTAACAATAAATCTGTGCTTACTGCAAATGTTCTGTACGCGTCCGCACCGTGGCTAGCCTCATCATGTAATGGATCATTGCTAAACATAGCATCGGACTTGCTCCATTTGCGCCGGTAGTTATCTAAATGCGTGATTATTTTATCGCATTTTTCTACATCAAAAAAACATTGTTTTAAGACTGGCTTGCAATAGTTTCTTATATCATCATAAGTATTTTTTGTTCTTTTTATAATTTCTACAGGCCTTATACCTACCTGTTGCGCCATTTGCTTATCTGTTAACACACCATCCGCTACTCTAACCCTGTTTTTCCCGTCATGTGGTAAGTGGTGGCGGATATAATTATACCCTTTTTTCGATAGCATATTTGCGTAAAATGCCCAACCTTCGTCATTTCCTTCATGATAATCTATAAACCTATACTCTCCGTTAATGTATTGTAAAAATAGGCATGTCATTAAGTCATTAACACCCAAATCCCACCATGTGAAAACCCCGTGTTTAGGGTCGTAAGGTATTCTTTTAATTCTATTATTTTCGCGTAGAAATTTCATTTCTGACGTATAATACGCGCCTTGCATCGATCCCATAAACGCCTCTTCAGGTGTTGCTGGGTATTCTTGACGCATATCATCGCCCTGTTGATTGGATTTTAAGACATACCATGCTTTTTGCTCTGGTCTTAAATATATATCTTTATATTCAAGCTCATTAAAGTACTTCTGCATTTCTTGTGTAATATTAGTGTGCTTAACCTCTTCGGGCGTTGCTATATACTCCTTATTGTCATACCATGGGAAAAAATTAAGCTTAGGCTCCATGCGAGATAACTTCTTTTTACTATCCCTTAATTTTCTAGCCCATTCACAAACATTATAGAACTCGCCCGCCTTCCCCTCTGCTGTGGATTCTATAAATATCTGCTGACCAGCCTGCACAGTGTTTAAAGCTCCTGTCTTAACTTCCTTGGCTTTCTCAGGGTACTTCGCGGATAACTTACCATATTCTGATACAAGAAGTTTTTGGAATGTTCCTGAGCGCAACGATGTGCCTACATATAAACTTGAGCCATTATTAAATTCTAGTGTTCTGGCGTTATCTTGCTTCGCCCTGCGAGCCTCTTTTAACCACTCAGGCAAATTATCGTATGCGTATTTAATTTTGTTTTTAAAAAGAGATTTTGCATCATCTAATGTGTGAGCGATAACACCAGCGCTATGGTTAGAATTAAATAAACACGCATCAAGAAAATAAATCATAATAAATGTTGTAAATCCTAACTGACGCGCTTTTAAAATAACATTATAGTAATGCAAATTATTATAAAGCGTTTCTTGTGCGCTATTCATTACAAACTTTATCTTCTTACCTTCTTTATCGGTAATTTTATAAAGATTATTAATGCGCCATTTTTGGTCATTAAGTTTAATCAGTACTTTTTGGAAGTCCTGCTGTGTTACCATCTATAGTATCCAATAAATCATTAACAAAATTCACCTTAGTGTCCACCTTTTGTTTATCTACTATTAACCCATAAAGCTTTGCTTTCCCCATAGTGCTTTGGTAAGAAACGGATAATTGCTTTTCTGTAAGCGCCATATCCCGCGTTTCATCAAGTTCTTTCGCTAAACTTTCTATCGTAACTTGGTTGCGCTCCCTAGCTTCTTCTTGTATTTCTATAACCCTTGATGCCACCTTGATCTTAGCTAATTCCCTGCAAGCCAACTCGTTAACCGATTTTGTGGTCATTTTACTGGTGTTGTAAGATTGCCTATACGCTTCACTTGCATTACTCAGCTCCACATACTTCTGAGCAAACTTCTCTTGTTTAGGTGTGAGCTTATTAGACATGCTCTATAGGTCTGTCATTGTGATTGTTGTCTTGCTTGGTGTCACGTTAGGGATTTCCACCACGGTATTAGCGGGGTACGCTGATTCCAATGTACTCGCCA